CATATTGTTCCTCCAAGCTGCGAGGCAGGGCAAGAGAAGAATCTTTTTCATGCTGTGATCTCCTTCACAGGCGGGCCGTGGGGTTGCCAAGGCCCGCCATAATTCCTCCGTCAGTCGATCAACGCGCTCGGCTGGCTTGCCGCGTCACCCGTGTAGCGCGGCTGGCTCAGGATGTAGAACGCATTGAGGATTGCGCTGTGCGCGCTCGGCGTGTCAAAGGACATCCGCACGCAGTCAAACGAGTTCGCAATATCAAGCTGCGAAGCGTCCACCTCGACGATGTAGGTCTTGAAGTCGCTCGCGCTTGTGAGCGCAAAGCCATTCAAGGTCGTCGCCGTGTTCGTGTAGATGTCGCCGTTGATGCCGTTTACCCAGTAGTTCGACACGCTGCCGAGGGTCTTGGCGCCCGTGCCGGCCACTGCCGAGGCTTGCTGCACCGTACCGGTGATGCCCGCCTGCGAAGCATTGATTACGCCGCACTGCACCACGATGGCGACGTGCCCGTAATTCTTCATGCTCACCCACACGGTATTCGTCTGGATCGCGTTCACGTCCTGCGCGAACAGGGCTTGAACGACCTTCTGCTCCTGCACGAGCGTCTGCCCGAAGGCGACGGAGGCAAGAACGGCAACCGCGAAACCAACCATCAAGAGCTTCTTCATTTTCGTGATTTCCTTTCCTTGTTTCACGGGGTTTAGGCGCGCTCGGCCAAGGCCACAAACGGACTCAGCGTCGAGGACGTGCCCTTGTACGGCGTCAAAGCCGCTCTCCATCGTGGCTGCCCGTTCACTCGCATGACGAAGCGGAAGGCCGTCTCGTCGGTGAGGAACTTCACATGGATCGAGGACGCGCTCTGGATGCCGCCCTTCTCGATCAGCACGTACTGCGAGAGGTCCGCGAATACGATGTCGCCCACATCGCCCAAGGCCGCCGCCTGCTCGATGGGGTTGACGGGGCGTCCCATCAACGTGCCATACGGGGCTTGGCTCAGGCCGGAAGGCGGCATAAACAGCGGAACGCCGCCCGTGCCGATCACCATCTTGAGGTTGAACAACTGCGGGTAGATTTCCTGGTTGATGTACCACTCTGCCCTCGGGAGCGACGGCGCCCACATGCGCGAGTACATCTTCTCGATGTTGTCCGCTACGATGGTGTCTGCCGCTTGGCCAGATTCCTTCGCCACGCTCACGAGCGCGGTGGAGTTGAGGATACCCAACGGCTGGCCGGCGCCGGTGCCGTTGTAGATCGCGTCGTCGAGCATGAAGCCGAACTCTTCCCCGAACATTCCAGAGACCATCGCGCCGAGGGCCGCGGTGTCCTGTAGGAGGTTGTCCGTGGCGTAGAACACGCCGATTAGTTCCTCGAGGCTCATCTCGCGCCGGCTGAATTTCGGCTTGCTGGCCGTCTTTACGTCGGCTTCCTGAATCCAGTAGCACTGCAAGCCGCCGTAACGGGAACCGGAAGCGCGGTTAGTCTCGTCGATGGCGTTCCACCGCAGGGAGTTGGCCACAGATGAGATCGGGATGCGCTGGCACTTGGAGGCGAGCTTGCCGGTGCTGTGCGCCAGCCGGAAGAGTTCGCTCTCGAAGTCCTGCTGAACAAGGAACCCGCCATCAGCCGACACCTGCTCGGACAAGCCGGACGGGGCCTTGGTCATGATGCTCTTGAGCCGCGGGTCCATGCGCGCGCCGTGGGTCGAGGTCGTTTCCTTGATCGCCATCAACTGCTCGCCCAAGCTGGCGAACTTTGCTTCGGGCTTCTCTTCGTTACGCACGAAGATGTTGACGGAAGGGTGAGCCTTCGAGTAGGCGGTCATCGCGTCGTCAATCGACTTCTTGACCAACGCGGGCACGTCGGGCTGATCGGCCGAGGCGTCCTTGAACTCTTCGCCTGTCTTGGCTTCGATGAGTTCCTTGGCGGTGACTTCATCTACTTCGAGGATCGAGCCGGCTTTGTAGGACGTTCCATTATGCAGGAAGTCCTTGAGGAGCTTGAGTTTCTTCATGTGCGTTCCTTTTCGGTTGAGTTGAACTGCGATTACTCGCCGGCTTCGTCTCAACCTTCAGGCTGCTTGGAGTCGGTGAGAACTCCGGGCTGCACCCTGGTCAGGAACGATTCGCCTCTGATTGAAAAAAGCTACTATACCTTCCCAGTCTTCATGTCTAGCACGAATTTAACATTTTCTTTCACCATGTCTGCAAGCGATAAACGGACGATGGCGTTGTGCGCCTTGATGAGCTTCACCATGCGGATCTCTTTCACGTCCCGCTTGACGATCGGCTCGGCCTTGAGGTTGTGATCCTTGAGCCACTTCTGCACGTCTGAGTCCGTGATTTCTGCAACGGGAGGAACGGGCTTAGGCACAGCGGGCACGTCCTCGATGCCAAGCTCTTCCATCATCTCATCGCTGATCTTCAAGCCCTTGGCCACGGCAACCGTGAGCGCGTTGATGTTCGCCGGAACGGAAACGTCCGAGTGTTCGAGAAGCATCCACTTGGTGATTACGCGCTTGCAGGAGTCCTTGACGGCGGCGAACTCAGGCCACTCGCCAAGGTATTTCTGGCACGCCTTGCCCCAATCCTTGCAGCTTGGGCCGGTCCAATCGAGGGGGATGAAGCCCACGCTTGACGTGTTGAGAAACCCGCCCTTCCTGAGCGCGAAGAACTCTTTTCCCCGCTCCGTTGGTGCGTAGATTGTCTTGGCCATCACGCCAACTGCGTCTGCCTTGATCCATTCATCCTTGCCGATAGGTGGCTTTGAGTAGTCATGCGCCTCCAGGACTTGCGGCGCCTTCAAGAACTCGTCGAGCATACATCCGGCGGGGTCGAGGATCTCGTGATCCCTGTCCAAGTCGCGCGTGCTGACGTACTGGATGACCGCCATTTCGCCTTCCTTGAGCGTTGCCATCTCTGCCGGCGACGGCGCGCGCTTGACGGCTTCCCCGCCGATGCGCTTTACGTCCATGTCCTCGATGCGTTTACCAGCGGCCTCGACGAGTTTGACAATGCGCGAGGATATTTCAGCGCCGAGGATCGGGAGCAGCTTGACGAGTTTGAGACTACGCTTCATCGGATTCCTCCAATCGGTTGCGGTATTCTTCGGTCAACACGGGGAGCAGGCTGCATCGGCAATTCGGATGCGCTGGAGGGCCGCCTATCGTCTCGTAATCAGCATCACCCCCCGCGGCGAT